GCCACCAACTGTACCAGATATATCATAACTGTCACAACCGAACGCGCCAATGTGCTCATTCCCAGGGCATTTAATGCCGTTCTTTACAATTTGTTTATTTTGCAATTCTCTTTGTGGGACCCAACTTATATTAAATCTACCTTGCGGGTTAGGACTAAATATTACTTCACTGTCTTTAATGCCATTGCGCCATTGAAAACTTCCTCGTGTTGTCGGAGCATTATATCTTATATCGCCGTTGTAATCTATTTGCTGGTGTATTTTAACTAAGTTAAATATACTATTCTTTGCTTCGTCCCGAAATGCGTGTTCTTCTGTGCGCGGGAACTGGCGGTAAAATTCATTCTGTGCGTCAGGATCAGACTTTAATCCACTTACCTCATTTTGCCAGTAATCAATTACACCTACTTCTATTAATGTTCCATCCGGCGCTTCGGCCGGCTCTTCCGGTGTGCTGAATACAGGTACTCCATAAGTATCAATGAATCCTTCGTAGTTCCATTCCATAGGTATGAACAAAGAATATAATCCCGAGCGAGTCTGTCCATTGGCGTTTCGTTTGGTAACATCTGAATCATAATACAACTTTTTAAAATTGTCACCACCTTTATCAAGCGCATTACTGGTTGAACCCATCATACACTTACCTATAATACGAGAACCAAGTCTAAGTGTTGTTTTTGTTACACGCCAGTTATTTAATATATTATCTGGTCTTTCCCATTTACCACTTTCATCATGCACTAATAGTCTTAGCTTTTCACCATCATAACTGTTGTCACCTGTATTCTTCCAGTCAATTGTTGTGTCAAGACCTTCTAGCTGCTGTCTTTGTTCTTTTGATTGTATTGATTTACGCGTTAGCTTTGAAGCTGGCACGCGATATGCTAATTCTGTTTTTGGACGGTCCATACCGTCTTGTATTGGCTTAAAGAAAAAAGGATAGTTTACAGATATTGGTACAACCTTGTCAGTAAACATCTTTTTAGCATCGGCCCCAGACTTAGATAATATACCAAAACGAGCATCACTTGTAATCGTTGCTTGATTTACAACTTCTCCGGAAGCCATAAATGAAAAACCAGAACGACGGTTTTTAAGATAACACATGCCGTAACACCTGCTATCTGCCTTACAAGCCTCCCAAAATATATAAAACAACCTATTGGCTTCACGATAATCTGGTTTACCTACATCAATCTTGCTCCATTGCAAGTACATATAATGCGTTCCGGTTATATAAGTTGGTATATTATTACTATAAAACCAATATCCTTCATCGCGCCGTGTAAACTCTTCATCAATATAAGCTCCCCAGGTGTCCTTAAACTCATCCGGATATGTTTCCCAGTCGAATATAGTCTTGATGTTTTTAAGCTCCTTAGGGTACTCCTGTGGCGTCCATTTGTTTTCGCCTTTTGCTATACACTTCGGCTCTTTTGGCAACGCTATGCGCAGGTTTTGTATTTCTATAATGTCACCTATCTGACCTGTCTTACTTATAACAACAATGTCGTGCTCTTTATTATAACCATAATCCCACTTCTTAGACTTATTTAACCTATTAATTGTGGTGAGCTTTACAGGCTCTATGATTTTATATAATGTTTGCTCGTACATTACTTAGACCTTCTTTCAGCAAAACCAGAAAAAGCTTTTTGTGCGTCGTCTTCTTTAGGTTTGTTTTCTAAAATGCGTTCTTCTTCTTGAATGCGATTTAATATTTCAAATGCATCAAAGATTGCCAGCTTTTTAGTTGCTGCTGCGTTTTTTAATCTATCTGCAGAAACGTCGTCTTCGGTATTGGTTATAATTTTTTCTTCCGCTACCTTAATTAATTCCTCAACTGCCCGATGTCCAGCTTGGATTATACTCTTCTTCGTCTCCTTGATATTCATATTTGATTGTAATAGATTGTTCCGGTACTCGATATAAACGTTCGTTGTCTATGATAAATTCATATTCAGCGCCCGGTCTAAATCCGACTAATGTACCTGGTGGCAGATTTGCATCTCCAAATTTTATAATGCCTTTGCCAGTTACTTCTTTGTTTGTGGCAAACATTTCATTATTCTTTAATGGCTTAACGAAATAAAATCCTTCTGTTGGTTGCCAAATACTGCCAGGTGGTTTATGCGCATATAATTGGTCTGGGGTTACAAAATACATTTCTTCTTCAAAATAGCTGCTGCTATTTTTTTCTTTGCCACGTACATCGTAAAATCTTCTAAAAACATTATGATGTACTATTATTTCGTCCCCTGGCTTTATTTCTGTTTCGCCAATTATAGGTGTGCCAATTACAACACCAATACGATTTACATATTGATGATTTTGCAATTCTGTATTTAGCATTAACTCTTTACCGTCTATTTCTGTTTTACTTGTAGTGCGATCACCCTTCGGCGTTACAATAAAATTATATAGACTTCTCATTAATAATCTAAATTATATTCTACGGCAATACCCATATTTTTATTAAAGTCTTTCCAAAGAATAACTTCTTCGTTTTTTTCTATGTATATGGAATACTTTTCTTCTTCCTCGATTATATTACAGATACAATGCCCTCCGTAAACTTCTTGCCCCACGGAGTAATGCATTGCGTCTATCTTATAATCTTTACCTATACTAATCTTCCGAATTAGCTTCATCAGTATCTTCTTCAATTTCTTTCAAAGTTCCATCTTCCACATTAATTGAAACTTTACCGTACTTATCTTCTAATTCTTTTTGGAATGCGCTAAAATCATCTTGCACACTTGCAATTTGGTGAAGCAATTGATGCTTTTGAATTTCAATCTGCCCTAGTTGTGCTTGTGCTTGATTTAATGTATTAACGAATCCTTGCAATTTAGACAATTGCTCTTTTTTAAGTTTTTTAACTTTGCTCATTTTTATAAAATTTAATTATATTTAATTAATCACTTGTTTTTTAAGAATATTACTAATTATTCTTAAGCACTAATGGTTTTTGTAACACTTGTTGGTGTAATTTTCTCGTTAATTTGGCTATCAACGCCATTTTCAATTTCTGTAACAGCATCTGCACCCATTTCAGCTTTAACCCAGCCTTCCACAGTTGCATTGTCTAAATCAGCAAACTCTACGAAGTCTGTAATGTTGTCTGTGCTTAAGGTTTGAGTTCCGATACTTGTAGCAGTGTAAGCATTTCCATCTGCGTCTAATTGATCAGATGTACCAGTTACTCGCCAGTGTACATTGTATACCACGTCTGTGTTATCCCCAGAAGTCGGGTATGTGTCTACTGTTAAGCAGTTCCATTCAAAAGTTGTCATTTTTTTTATTTTAAAAGTTATTTATAAAGATAATTATTTTTTGTTTATGTTGCTCCATTAACATTAGCAATACTTGCTGTTGCCACGCCAATTACACTTGCAATACTTGAAGAGCTAACGCCGTTTACATTATTACCATACCCAGTAGAGGCAGGCGTATATGTAATGTCTAAATATATTGGTGATGATGAGTTTTGAAATGTTATCCCACTTTGTTTTGTAACATCAGATGTTGGCGCACTATCTTCTAAATCATTATATCTTTCAACAAGAACAACATTAAGATAACTATTTGTATTAGCATCAGACACAGCTGTTGAATTCATGGTCATTGTATTAAGACCAGTACTCCATGATGTTCCCGTGTTATATGCTGTTGGAGAGTCTGGACTCCAATTATCAAAATCTGCCGCCACTAAATTTGACCCACCAGATCCTCCAAAAGCCGTGCTTCTTGCTGCGCCAACTACTGCTGTTGTATTAGTATTTCCGGTTACTTTTAAGGACATAGCTGTAATTGTGCCATTCACCCCTGATAAGTCAAAAAATAAAAATGTTCTTCCAACATAATACAACCCACCTCCTTTACCAGATGCAAATATTACATACACTGCTTGGTTATTTGCTGTTGATGAAGTATAATTAGTTACTGTGCTTGCAGAAGTAGCATCTCTTGCGGCTGTCCAAGAAGACTGTGCTGTTTTAGCAGCTACTGCTTGCTTTGATGCGGTTACTGTTGTTGTCGATGTCGCCGGCATAGCTTAAGAGTTTTGAACGTAGGTATTGTCTGGACAGAAATAAATCTTATTTCCCCCTAAAGCATATCCTACAATTCTCACAAAGTCATTAGTGTCTTGAGTAATAGAGTTAGATATACCTCCGGCTGTTGGGCTTAAATATAGCTTTTCTCCTTCAGAAAAACTAGACCAAGCAGAATTTTTAGCAATACCTCTAACAAGAACTCCGTCTGAAGCAGCGGTTCCAAGAGCAATTCCTAACATTCCAGTCGCTAAAGATGTAGTGCTGTCTTTTGCTAAATACCAAGTTAACCCCCCGGCTGAAGTTGATAACACCATTAGCTTACCTTCTGTCATACTTAGCTCTGTTCCAAAATAAACAATCTCCCCATTGTATGCAGATGAGTCTGATGCGCCGGGCTCTGGATAGGTTATTGTTGTTGTTGTGATTTCACCGTCAACCTCAAGTTCTGACCCAGGACTAGTCGTACCGATCCCGACGTAGCCTGAAGTGTTTATGCGCATTTTTTCACTTCCATTGTTTGAAAAGCGAAGATGACTTGAAGCAAAGTCTAATGTGATTGGATAACCTGAATCAATCAAAAATCCATCAGTACCTCTATTATCATATGTAATACCAGCTGAGGCGTATACGGTAGAGTCCGTGTTAAAAGTCCATTGAATATCACCTTTTGTCCCAGTGACGCCAGCCTTTATTTTAATATTAGCATTTGAAGAATCTAGAATAACATTCCCAGCTACTTCTAGTTTTTCACTAGGACTAGTAGTTCCAATCCCTACGTTGCCGCCGTTGGTTATTGTTAATCTTTCAGAGCTAGCAGTATTGTCATAAATTCTAAATCTATTATTAGAATCCATAACTGTAAAAGAAAAACTTTTTGTAGATGATGAATTATCAATTCTAACAGAGCCATTTGAGCCCACTATATGTAATTTGTCACTAGGACTAGACGTCCCAATCCCGACATTTGTTCCATTATCATATATGATAGAATTTGTAATAGTATCTGAGTCGCTAAACTTTGCCACATAGTTAGTCGTACCGCTGCCATCAACAAATCCACTAACTGCATTATCAACATAAGTTTTATTTGCTGCATCAGTACCAGCACTTACAGTATCAACGCCT